GTTTAATTCGTCTTAGGGCTTGGTTGTTGATTAATATATTTTACCAACAGAATCAACGTAATAAACTGGTAAAATCATTAGTGCGTTACCTACAAAATCTCTTTTATTATCTTTTATGTGTTGTTCAGCCTCCACCAAAGAATCAAAATTTTCTCCGTATGCTTCGGCCACTAACTTAACCGTCGTTATTGTTTTATTTTCCCACCCATCTGGTATTACTTTATCCTTGTATTCCAACTTAAATATTCTATATTTCATCTTTCACCTCTCTTTTGTTAAAATCTTCATCTAACCTAAGATGAAGAATATTATTAAAACTATCAGGATTATAAACTCAAACACTATTTCTATTTTCCGTCTCATTTTAAT